CTGCGACGACTGACGACAACATCACGACGACGCTCGGCACAAACAACCAGCTTTACCTTTTCACTAGCGTCGACTCTGGTGCGACGTGGAAGAAGTACGCGATCACGCACCCGGTGGGCGCCTACAGCGGCGCGTACATCGACCAGGCCGCGTTCCGGCTGGATAACAAACTGCGCCTGCTGCCTGATTTTGAAGCGCAGCCCAATTCGGTTATTTGGGAAATGCCGGTCCCGGGAGGGGACACCACGGCACCAGCGATGGTCGGCAAAATTACGGTGTCCGCCATTACCACGTCCGGCGCTACGCTGTCGTGCCCGGCGGCTACAGATGCAGTTGGCGTCGCTGGCTATGAATACAGCATCGATGGCGGCGCGAACTACACGGTTATCGATAATGCGGCTCGCTCGGTCACGGTTTCCGGCAGACCTGCGAGCACTGCGCACTCAGTGCGGATGCGCGCCTTCGACGTCGCCGGCAACCGCGCCACGCCGCTGGAGGAGAGCTTTACCACGCTGGCCGAGCCGCCTGCGCAGAATGTGGTGGCGGCCTCGACGGTTGCGGAATCCCGTCGGGTCGCTTTCCCAGGCGGCACTCGCGTGGTGGCGTTTGGCACTGTGCCGAGCGCGGCCGTGCCGAACGCGCCGTATCTGGAAGCAGGGCGGTGGTGGTGCGCAAAGCACCCGCTCGACGAGCGGTACTGGGTGGCGAACATCACGGTCGACCTGGACGAGCGCAAGACCACTGCCGTGTCCGTCGAGGTGATTGCCGCCGGCGTGACGGTGCTCCAGCAGCCCGTCATCCAGGGCAAGCTGATCCCGGTGAAGCTGGGTGGTTTCAACGCCGCGACCGGCGCAGCCAACTTCTGCACCTTCCGCGTCACGTGCGCGAACGGCGAGCGGTTCGACCGCACGATCTGGTTCAAGCAGCAGGTGGGATCGTGGTCGCTCAACAAGGATGCGGACGACGAGAGCTACTTCGTGGCCGACATTAGCAACGACCTGGCGGACAGCAACACCACCGCCAGCGCGGTGCTGGCGCAGCCGGTGGGCGTGAGTGTGCTGGTGGCGGCTGTGATCCAGGGTCCGCTGATCCTGGTGAAGCTGGGCGGCATGGACACCTTGCCGGCCGGCGTCAATTACTGCGACCTGCGCATTGACTGTGCGAACAGCGAGCGCTTCTACCGGACCATTCAATTTAACAGGGTGGACAACTGATGATCGATGCATCGCAACTGCCGAGCATGCCGAACACCGAGCTGCTGAAGCAGCAGGAATCGGCCGCGGTCGAATACGCGCGCGCGCCGGCAGCACCTGGCGCGCCACACGGCGCCGGCCGGCCACCAGCCAAACAGGGAACGACCCGATGAGCCTGCGACTGATCACCCCGCCCGTGGCGTTGGCCGTGTCGCTGGAAGCTGCGCGCCTGTCGGCACGGCTGGACGGGACCGAGGCCGACGTCGAGCTGCGCCAGGTCATCGGCCAGCACACGCGCGACGCCGAGCACGAGACGGGCCGCGCGCTGGTGCAGCAGACCTACCGGCTGACGCTCGATGCTTTCCCGCCGGCGTTCCTGCTCGAGCATCCGCCGATCCTGGCTGTCGAGCACATCAAGTTTTACGATGCCAATGGCGTGCGCCAGATACTGCACCCGGACGACTACCTGGTCGATAACGAAAGCGAGCCGGGCTACATCGTCCCGGCGCCGGGCCGCGGCTGGCCAGCGACGCAGGCGCGCATCAGCGCAGTCGAGGTGCAGTACTCGTGCGGCTACGGGGTCGACGACAGCACGGTGCCGGACGAGATCAAGGGCTACATCCTGGGGAAGGTCGCCGAGCACTTCGCGCCGGCCGGCACGCCGAAGAGTGAGTTTCTGGGCGGCCTGCTCGATCGCGCGCGGGTGTACGCATGATGAACGATCGGATCACCCTGCAGCGCCCAGGTCCGGACACCGGCAAGCTGCGGGCGCCCCAGGCCTGGGAACCCATTGCCACGGTCTGGGCGCGCGTGCTTTTCCCGAGCGGGGCCGAAGTGGTGCGCGCCGGCGCCGAGGTTTCGATCGTTAAGTGCTCGATCCGAATCCGCGCCCGTGCCGACATCAATACTGCGGCGCGCGTGCTGTTCAAGGGATTGGCCTACGACGTCGAGTCGGCGCTGCCAGATGGGCGCGACTCCCGCTTCATGTTCCTGGTGTGCGAGGCGGTCACATGATCGACTTCGATACATCAGCCTTTGAGGCTGCGATGACGGCTGCAAGGCGAACCATCACTGAAGCGCTCGGCGAATCGACACTTCGAACAGTAGGTTTTGCTGGCGCCGAGGTTTTCCGCGATCAGGCAAAGCAGAATTCGCTGGCCAACAAGAAAACCGGCATCCTGTTCGACAACATCATCGTCAAGCGCCTGGAAGAGGATTCTGATGGAGATCGGCGTCAGGCCTACATGGTCACCGTGCGCAACGGCACTGCCGCCAGCCCTGGCGCCTTCTACTGGCGCTTTGTCGAGAACGGTCACAAGTTCGTGCCCAAGAACAAAAAAGTGAGCAAAAAGACGGGTAGGACGATTGGCTGGAAGGCCCACCGGGAAGCAGCTCAGCGAGTGGCTGATCTGGAGTTTGGAAACAAGCGAACCCGGGCATATCCGTTCATGCGGCCCGCCTACGACAGCAAAAAACGGGAAGCCATCGACGTCATGACGCAGACGCTGGCGGAGCAGATCGCAAGGAATGCAAAGTGACCCCAGAAGACCATATTGAAGTCGTGCTGGCCCACCTGGCCGACGGACGCCTTTATCCCGACGTGGCGCCGCTGTCTACGGATACCCCATACATCACATACCAAGTGGTGGGCGGGGAGCCGATGAACTTCCTGTCTGGCGATCGCCCGGCCAAGCAGCACGTGCGCATTCAGGTGAATTGCTGGGCCGGCACAAGCGAGCGCGCCGAAGTGTCTGAGCTCGCCAAGCTGGTCGAAGACGCGTTGCGCTCCGCGACCGAACTGCAGGTCGAAGTTGTATCCGGCCGGACGTCCACCTACGACGAAGAAACCGATTCCCGCGGGACCATGCAGGACTTCATGCTGTTCTGCTGACCCGCTCCAACTTTACCCACAAGCCGCCCCGCGAAAGCCGGGCGGTTTTTTTATGCCCGGCTTCCGGGCTTCACCCCTGAAAGGCCGATATGCAATTGCCAAACAACATCGCGTTCGCTGTAGCGTCCGCATTCGCCGCTGCCGTCAGCATCACCGCAATCACCAACGCCACCGAGGCTGTGGCCACCGCGACGAATACCTTCGCAGCCGGCGACTACTTCGAATACACCGGCGGCTGGAGCAAGGCCAATGGCCGCGTCTTCCGCGCGAAGGCGGCGTCGGGCACTTCGTTCACGTTCGAAGGTCTGGACACGAGCGACACCTCGCTGTTCCCCGCCGGCGCCGGTCTCGGCACCGTGCGCAAGATCACCACCTGGACCCCGGTCACCGGCGTGGTCAGTGCTGACATCTCCGGCGGCGATGGCAAGAACGTCGAAGTTCCGCTGCTGGACAGCGACGCCCCGGTAATGCTGCCGGACGGCTTCACCGCCACGACCGTCACGCTGACGACCGCCGATGACAAGTCGCTGCCACACCATGCCGCCCTGAAGAAGATCTCGGATGGCGTGGCGCTGACCTGCCTGCGCGGCATTATCCCGGGCGGTGGCGTGCTGCTATACGCGGGGTATTGCTCGTTCAACGAGTCGCCAAGTTTGGCGAAGGGTAGCGTCATGGCGGTGAAGTCGATCTTCTCGCTGCAGAACAAGGTCGTCCGCTACTGATCTGTGTTGCCAGCTGGCGCCGAATGGTCGGCGCTGGCCTTTTCCCAACCCTGCGAGGTAGCTCCTTGCAGGGTCTTTTTTACCCCTCCTGAAAGAAAAATCATCATGGCAAAAGCAAAACTCACTCTGGCAGTCGCCGCTACCTTCAAAGCAACCGTGTCGATCCCGGTCCCGGGCGGCAAGTCGGCTGACGTCGAATTCATCTTCAAGCATCGCACGCGCGACGACTTCAAGGAATTCATGGAAACCCTGGCTGGCTCCGAAGACGTCGACGCGCTGATGGATATCGCCAGCGGCTGGGATCTGGACGAACCGTTCGGCAAGGACGCTGTCGAGAAGCTCGTGCAGCGCTACATGGGTTCGGCCCGCGCCGTGCTCGACGTGTACCTGGCCGAACTGACCGGCGCCCGCGCAAAAAACTAAGGGACGTTGCCACCGCCATGTACGAAGCGGCCCCCACCGACGCCGACCTGGCCGTCGCGGGGCTGACCAGGGATGAGGTGACAACGTCTGTCGAAATCTGGCCCGACAACGTGCGGGCCTACAACACCTTTGCCGGGCTGCGCAAGCAGTGGAATATCGCTCCGATGGGCGGCCCGATCGGGTTGAACTTCCTCGTCGCCTACAACCGGATGGACCGGATGGGGCTGACGACTGAGGAATACAACCAGCTGGACGGAGACTTGCAGGTTATGGAAGACGCAGCCCTGCAGGCAATGCGGAGTGAATGACGAGGGCTTGATGAAAGGGTAACCCGAAACGGATTACCCTTTGGCGCGGAGCTGATTTATCGCCCTGAAGAGCAGGGCCTCAACTTCCTCATCCGTAGATTGAGGGCTCTCGCCAAAGCTCCGCTCCAGCCGATCAACCACTTCAGCATTCAGAGATCGGCCGGCTTTGTGTGCGGCAACTTCCAGCCGCTCTTTTAACTCGGGCTGCATGCGAAGACCGAACGGGGTGATGTGCCCCGTGGCGGGTCGGGTTTTTACTGGCTTATTCATAACTTCACAGTGTAGTGAATAATTTCTTGACCCGATAGCTACAACATGTCACTATAGCTTCATCGTGTAGCAACTAAGAGGAGTTAGGATGAGTGGCGTGATCACACCATTTGGATTGAGGCTGCCCCCTGAGCTTAAGCAATGGCTGAGCGGCAAGGCGCAGACGAATCACCGAAGCATGAATAGCGAGCTGATTTACCGGCTAGAAGAAAGTCGCGCTGCTGAAGATCGTGCGAAAAACCAGACGAACTAAAGAAAAAGCCCCGAAAGAGCTTGGCGGCAGATCGGGGCTTTTGATTCCATCACAAAAGGAACTGACATGAATGCTACAGCACTCACAAATCGCACGCAACATGCGCTGATGTTCGGCGCGCATGAGGTCAAAACGATCACCCGCGAGGGGCATCTTTGGATGAGCAGCGCAGAAGTCGGACGCGCGCTCGAATACGCCAGCCCTGAGACTGCGATCACAAAACTGTATCGCGCCCGTGCCGACGAGTTCACTGCAACGATGACCAAGGTCGTTAAAACAGCTACGGCCGGCGGCAAGCAAGCGGTGCGCTTCTTTAGTCTGCGCGGCGCGCATTTGCTGGCCATGTTTGCCCGCACCCCGAAGGCGAAAGAGTTCCGCGTTTGGGTGCTGAACTTGCTCGACAAGGAAAGTGCGCCAGTCAAGATTACGCCGATGCCGCGCTATCACTATCCGCTGGTGAGTTGCAAGCCTGTGCCACAGGTTGAAATGTTTGGCAATCAAGCGCAGTTTGACTTGGACACATTGATGGACCCGCGCAATCCGGCTCCCGAACTGGACCTCATTAAGCAGCTGGAGCGTGATGGGCACGACGTCACTGGCGCCCGAGTCCGCATCTTGGCGCTGCGCGCTCAGCTTGACTACATGCTGATGGATAAAACGCGCATGGCCGTCTGGCAGGAAAGGCTGTCGAAAGTGGTACAAGAACTCGGCAACTACCAGCGCCTGATGGGTTTGGGCGCGCTGTTTTCCGGCGAGCCGCAGGGAGAAATTTCTCGATTTGCCAACGCGGCCCAGTGCCCTGACTACGACTCCCAAAGGTATGGATTCCGCAAGCAGTGGGGCGCGAAGTGAGCGAACTTCTCCGCGAAAGACTTCTGCAAGTGATCGAATACGACCCAAATACCGGGGTGTTCACGCGCACAGTTCGCTTGGCACAGTGCCATCGCGCTGGGGATCGAGCTGATTTCGAAGTAATGAAAGGAAGGATGAAAGGGTATCGCCGCATTACGATAGATAACCAGCGTCACTTGGCGCATCGTCTCGCGTGGCTGTACGTCTATGGGTCGTGGCCTGTCGCGAGCATTGACCACATCAATGGCAATCGGAGTGATAACCGGATTGAAAATCTTCGGGATGTGGCGCAGTCAATCAACTTGGAGAATATGCGGCGACCTCGCTCTGGCAACCCTAGTGGACTTCTCGGGGTAAGCGAGCATCAGGGGCGTTGGCGAAGTCGCATTACAGTTGGTGGCGAAACCCATTACCTCGGAATGTTTGCGACAGCGGAAGAGGCGTACGAGACCTACCTCAATGTCAAAAGGAAGCTTCATAAGGGCTGTACGATTTGATGGTGTAACATTCCCTCCTTACAACAGGGGGGAGCATGGACGAGTTCAAGTGGATAATTTTGGCAGTTGTTGTGGCGCCGCTGATCTGGGCTGTAGCCACAGCAATGACCACTGCCGGATTTCAAAAAAAGTTCGCTGACCTCGGCGAGTTGCGGGGACTTACAAAGGGGGAAATCTTCCATGCTGTAGGTCCGCCGAATTCAACTTCCGCAGTTGGCGACGGCCAGGAGCTGCTCCAGTGGCAGACTACGGGATATCACATCGCGATCCTCTTCAAGGAAGGGATATGCGAGGGCGTATCACACGAACACCGGGCGTTCTAACGACCCCGAGCAAGGCCGCCAACTGGCGGAAAAATCTAAGGCCACCAATCGGTGGCCTTTTTTTATGGGCGGCGCATGAGCACAATCACCAACGAAGCAATCATCAAGGTCACCACCGACGCCACCGGCGTTGAAGAGGGTGGTCGACGTATTGATGCATCGACCGCTCGGACCGGCAAGAATCTCGACAACTTGGCTGCTACCGCCAGGCGGACGGGTAAGTCGCTCGATGACCTGGGCAGCTCGTCTGGCATGGGCGCAGTGGGCGACGGCGCCGGCGCGGCAGCCGGCAAGGTCGACCGCGCGACGCTGACCATGGCTGCATCGATCCAGCGCGCAACCGCTGCGGCAAATGCGGGCGCGAAGAGCGGGGCAGATTTCTACGCAAGCCTGGCCAATTCGCGCGGCCTGAATATGACCGCGCTCCGGCCGTACCTCGACCAGCTCGACGCCGTCACCCGGAAAACCGCTCAGGCCGCTGCAGCGCAGCGTCAACTCGACGCCGGCAACAGCTTCTTGGACGGGCTGCGCTCGCAGGCTGATGGGATCGGCAAAACCGCGTCGCAGCTGGCCGCCCTGCGCGCTGAGCAGCTGGGTGTCGCTGACGACGCGCGTCCGCTGATCGAGCAGCTTCAGGCGGCGGAAGAGGCTGCTGGAAACGCTGGCAGCTCGATAAGCGGGTTCGGCGCTGCACTCGCGAGTGTGGCGTTTGGCGGCGGAATTGCCGCGGTCGCCGAGCTTTCCGACCAGTATGGCAAGTACTTGGCCCAGCTCAAGCTGGCCACGACCGGCCAAAGCGAATTCACGAATGCTCAGAATTCGGTGCGCAGCATCGCCACGTCCGCGCAATCCGACTTGTCGGCCACCGCGTCACTGTATGCAAGCATCACCAAGAGCACGCGCGACTTGGGTCTCGCCCAGTCCCAAGTCGCCGGCATCACCGAATCGGTGAGCCTGGCACTGAAGGTCTCGGGTGCGTCGACTGGCGAGGCGTCGTCGGCAATCCTGCAGTTGTCCCAAGCATTTGCATCGGGCGTACTGCGCGGCGATGAATTCAATTCGGTGAATGAGGCATCCCCGCGCCTGATGCAGGCGCTGGCCGACGGTATCGGCGTTCCCGTGGGCGCGCTGCGCGCGATGGCGGAGCAGGGGAAGCTGACTACTGCGATTCTGGCCGACGCGCTGCCACGCGCGCTTGGCACGCTTCGTAATGAAGCGCGATCGGTCGAGACCATCGGCGGTGCGGTCACCGTGCTCAAGAATAACGTGATGGAGATGGTGGGCGCTACGGCACAGTCGAGTGGCGTCGTCGCTGCATTCTCTGGTGGCATAAAACTGCTCGCTGACAACCTGGTCTTGGTCGGCGGGGCGATGGCGACGGTAGCCGCCGTAAAGCTGGCAACCATGCTAGACGTGGCGGCAACGAAGACTTGGAATAACGTTGCGGCGAGCCGCGCGCTGGCCGCCACCAATCTTGCAGCGGCTCAATCTAACGTTGTCGCTACGGCCGCTGCATCTGCCACGGCTGCGGCTCGAGTAAATGAATTACGCGCTGCGGTGCTGGCTGCAGACGGGAATGTCGCCTTGGCGATCACGGCGAACGGTCTTGTTCCGGCGCAAGCACGTGCTGCCGCTGCCGCCTCAGCCCATGCGGCTGCCTTGAGCGCGCAATCAGTCGCGGCACGAGCCGCGTCGAGTGCGAGCGTTCTGGCTGGTGGCGCAATGGCAGCACTCGGCGGCCCGATTGGCCTGGTGACCCTTGCACTCGGTGCCGCAGCTACGATCTGGGCAGTGTGGTCGAGCAAGGCGGCCGAAGCCAACAACAAGGTTGCGCAGTCGACGGAAGAGTCCACTGCTGAAATGATCGTGCGGCTGGACGAACAGATCGCAAAGCTGCGCGAACGCAACGCACTGGCCGCCACCGAGCCGCGCATCCGAGACTTGAGCGGCGTCAGCGAAGTGGATAAGGATGGCCTGGCACGTGCCAAGGCCGCCCTCGACGCTAACAAGGCGGCGCAGGCGTCCGCAGGCACCAATGCACGAGCGCGGATGATGTTGCAGCTCGATGAGGTCGAGCTGTCGGGTAAGTACGAGGCTGCACTCGGGCGCGTGAAAGCGCTTCAGGGAGAGGTGGCCACGGCGGCATTGCGAACTCGTGGCGAGCGACTGGACGAGTGGTACGCAAAGAACGGATCGGGGGCGCAGCGCCTTGCCGCAGAACTTGATGAGCTGAAAAAGCAATTTGGGGCGATCCCTCCGGAGATGGAGAAGCTGGTTCGAGCGAAGTACGCGGATCCGGCTTCTGCCAAGGCGCTCAAAAGCCAAGCGGCAGCCGCCAAGGAATATGCCGACCTGGTCGACCGCATCAACGGCAAAAGCGCGGGCGTCGATCCAGACTATCAGGACAACCTCCTCAAGCTGTCAGCTGGTTATAGCGCCGGCAAACAGTCACTCGAAGCCTACCGCGCTACCGTTGAGGCGTACATCGCACAGCAGCCGTTCGCGAAACAGGCTGAAGAAGAGCGCCTGCGCGCCCTGAAAGAGGTGAGCGACTTCCAGGACAGCTATTCGAAAGGCCTGGAGGCGACCAGCGGCATCTACGCAAAGCGCGCCCAGGACGCCGAGGCCGAAGCTGCGCGCAACGAAGAACTGGCCAAAACTTACGGCCTGACCAAGTCGGCTGTTGAGCAGCTGGAAATCGCGGAACTCGAAGCGCAACTGACGCAGCGCGCTACCCTTGGCCTGCAGCTTGACCAGATCGAAAGCCTCGAGCAACTGATCGATGCAAAGAAACGCAACGCATCGGCCGTCGCCGCGATGGAACAGGTCGACGCAGCAAAGAAGGGCGCGGAAGAATGGAAGCGGGCAGCGGACTCGATCGAGAGCTCCCTGACTGATGCACTGCTGCGCGGCTTCGAGTCGGGCAGCGGCTTCGGCAAAAACTTCGTCGAGACGATGAAGAACATGTTCAACACGCTGGTGCTGCGACCGGTAATTTCCGCCATCGTGAATCCAGTCGCCGGCACCGTCGCCGGAATGATGGGCAACGCAGGCGGCGCCGTCGGCTCGGCCGGTTCGAGCGCAGCAGGGTCGGCGATCAGCTCGGGCCTTGGTTTGAGCGGCGCGCTGGGCGCAATCGGTGCTGGCTCGCTCCAGACGGCTGGTGCGTTCCTGACTGGCCAGATTGGCCTTGGCAGCACCCTGAGCGCTGGCGCTGCAGCGATCGGCACCGGCAGCATGGCGGGCATCACTGCCGGCCTGTCATCTGTCGTCGGCGTGCTGGGCCCGATCGCGCTGGGCATTGGTGTCGCAGTGAAAGCGTTTGGCCGCGGGCCGAAAGAATACACCGGCGACCAGACGCTCAACGGCTCGCTTGGCGCTGGCGGCTTTTCAGGCACGATCGATGCCGAGTGGATTAAGAAGGGCGGCTGGCTCCGTAGTGACAAGGAGGGCTTCGACAAGAAAATGGTTGGCGCCGAAGTCTCAGCCAGCCTGACGTCGGCGTACGATGCGATCAAAGCATCTTCAGCTGATTTCGCTGACGTGCTCGGCCTGAACGCGGCCAGTATCGCCAGCCGTTCGCAGGCCATCAAAATCGCCTTGGGCAAGGACGATGCGGCGAACCAGGCCGCGATCGCCGAGTTCTTCGTCGGCGTGGCGAACACGGTGGCGGCTGAATTGCTGCCGGAAATCGGCAAGTTCCAGGTGCAGGGCGAGCAGGCCTCGGCCACGCTCCAGCGCCTGGCGGTGAACTTCAGCGCGGTCGACCAGATCCTGGTGGTGATGGGCTCCACTTCGCTGGCGGCCTTCGGTGCTGTTGGCAAGGATTCGATCGAGGCGCGCGAGCGCCTGGTGGCACTGGCCGGCGGCATCGAAGCGCTGGCGGAGAAAACCACCTTCTTCAACGACAACTTCCTGTCGCAGGCCGAGCGGGTCGCCAACGCACAGGGCCCGCTGAACCAGAAGCTGGCAAGCCTGGGATTCGCTGGCATCACCACCAGCGAGCAATTCAAGGAGGCGGCGCAGGGCCTGGTGAAAGCTGGCGCGTTGGCCACTGAAGGCGGTGCGCAGCGGTACGCCGAACTCCTGGCGCTGGGCCCGCAGTACAAGCTGGTGTCGGATTACCTGAAGGAAGCCAGCGACACAGCTGCTGAAGCGGCGGACACCCTGGCTTCCAGCATCTTGCAAGAGCGCGGGCAACTGCAAGGCGAGCTTGATCAGCTGACGATGTCAGCAACCCAGCTGCTGGGCAAACAGCGCGCCGCGCTCGACGAGAGCAACCGTGCGCTGTTCGACCAAGTGCAGGCGATCAAGGCACAAACGAATGCTACGCAAGCCACAAAGGACGCCGCGGCGAATCTGCTGGGCGGGGTGGACAGCGCGTTCGGCGTGCTGCAGAAGGTGGTTAGCCGCCAGAAGGAAGCGCTGCAGGGCGAGATCGACGTGCGCACCAAGTCGATCGCCAAGATCCAGTCACTTTCGCAGGCGTTGCGCGGCTCGCTGGACGGCATGTCGGTGTCGGGTCGCGAGGCAGAGGATCGCCAAGGCGCACAAGCACAGATTCAAGCTGCGCTGGCTATTGCCAAAGCGAGCGGGGTGCTGCCGGATGCCGAAAGCCTGAAGAGCGCGCTTTCGGTTGTCGGCAGGGATTCGGTTGGGCAGTTTGCGACGCAGCAGGATTACCTTCGCGACTTCTATGCCACCCGCATCGGTATCGAGGATCTGGCTGGACTGACCGACGACGCGCTGTCGGTCGAGGAGCGCAGCCTGAAGGAGATTCAGGACCAGGCCAAGCAGTTTGACCAGATGCTCGAGCGCGAGCAGGAGCAGATCGACG